AGCAGATTGACAAAAATTAATAATATGAGAAGTGTAACAAAACTCATATCCCTGAATCACAAGTGTAAAAACATCACTGTGATAACTTAGGGGCCATATCGAAAAACTTCAATGCTTCACAAATTGAATAATCATTCATTTGATCGCAAGCATCATCCCCAATCATCTTCCTAAACTTTTGATAGGAAGCTAAGGGTTCATATAAAGTTCTCTTGTGTTTACAAGTAGAAATTATTTCGATAATTTTTTGGTCTTTTGCTGATTTAGATTCTTGCATTTCTGCAAGTTGAATCTTTAATTCTTTGAGTTCACGTGTTAAAAAGTTAAGATCACTATTAACACCAAAAACTGATCTAGCAACAAGTGCATCAGTTTTACTATATCCATCGACAGGAAATATAAAGAAAATAACGGGAAGCGTAGTTCCCAAATTAGTTCCAGGATTAAATCCAAGGAAACCAGGATTACTCAAAGAAGCACCAGTCAAAACAAATGTTCCAGTATTTATGGCATATGCTGAGCCAGTATTGGAAGCAAAAAAGTTTTGAAAAAATGTAAAAGAGCCATTGGCAGGTGCGGTGTCAATGCCCACAGATGGATTAGGTGCAGAAGTGGTAGTATAACGCAAATAATAAAAATACTCACCAGACTGACCAATTGATATAGAATTAGATGTTTTTAAAGGAAAAACAACTCCAGAATATCTACCTCCCAAATCAGCAGCATTGGGATTATTAAATAAAGTACTTGCATTAGCAGCTAAATCTTCATAAGTTGTTCCATAAACAACAGAATCCATAAATTTACCCCAAAAGGTAATATCTATATCTAAATAGAGAATTCCAGTAGCAGCATTATCTCCAGGAGCAAGGATACAAACAGTTATAAGTCTACCTGCATAAACCAAATTTGGATCATGACTAGCTGCAGGGCTGCACCACAACTTCTTTTGCAATGGATAAAACCATTGTGAATCATTTTGCGATGTGGTTTGAGCTCCTTGAAATGGCATTTGATGAAATGAAGGATTTTGAGTTATAGTGATTGGATTATAAGCTCCTCCATTTGCAATAGTTTGGTCAGTAAAGTCTGGATCGACAACTGAACCCCATGAACCATTTTGAGTATTTGTAACACCAGGTTCATAACAAACGCGATATTTATGGCACGTCCATCTTTCATACCATGTAGATAACATTCCAATTTCAGTAGCTCCAAATAAAGCTTGAGGATTAATTGGATAAGTATTAATAACAGATCCTGCAACTTGAGATGTTGTTGCAGTTAAGGTATCAAGAAACAAACGTAAGCGTCTCCTTATTGGTTTATTACCAAAATTTTTTGCCCCCTTATTGGGATATCTATTAAAAGTCATTCCCTTATCAAAAAATTTATGAGTCTTTTTGATTGCTTTCGCTTTAGATTTAACTTTTATTCTTTGCCTCTTCATAGGGGCTAGCGCTTTTTTCAATTTTCTGCCAACTGCTCCACCACTTTTGTAGGATAACATTTTAGCAACTTTCTTAATTTCTTTATTTTTAGTCATTTTCAATTGTTCAATTTTTTGTTTGATATCAGTTTCATCAAAATTTTTATTCAATAACAATCTACGAAGACGCCTTAATGTTTTAGAGGCGTAAATAGCTCCAGAAGCCAAATAAGATGACCACGAATTTGAATCTTTAATACGATCCAAAAACAAAGAATCAGCCCAATCATAGTAAAAACTATCTGCAGGTTGATCCAATTGCTTACCGACAGCAAAATCACCGTCATGGTATTTTGAGACATAGTCATCTCCATTGACAGGTTTTCTAGCATGCTTTTCAGCATGCTTACTCTCAACAAATTCTCCATCGGATCGATAAGGAGACATGTAATTAAAAGGAAACCAATCAGGACTTTCTTCAAATTTTTCTTTATCTTGAAGAGTTGCTTCATTATTTTGTATACGATGTTGAGAAGCATAAGCCTCACGCACATCAGTATCAACGTCAGGAGAATGCAATGGATTTTCACCAATAGCAAGTTCTTTTCGTCCAATGTTATAATTTGGTTTTGGAGCTTCGCCATAATTTCCATTGGACTCTGTAGTCTCAATTGGTTGTTTAACAGGCTTTGCATTTAATTTATTTTTTCCAAATTCAAAATGCTTTTCAGCGTTTCGTATTGTATTCTTTTCAATTATACGATCTTTTCGTATTTTTTCTTCTTTTTTAGAAACAATTCCTCGACCAGATAAATCAATACCTTGAGGTCTATTTTTGTTTTTACCAGAAATATCTCTATTTCTAAGTGGGTTTGTTTCGTGTATTGTTGTTTTCATAAAATCAAGATTTCGACTTTTATCGGCCTGTAAATTTAAGCTAGCAGCCGATATATGACGCATAGGGAAAAACATCCTTGCAATATTCTCAATATCGAAAGAATGATACATAGATATAACATCTTCATCTTCTTTCATCATTATTGCGAAATCAACACAACATTGCTTAATTCTATCAACATATTCTCTTGAAGTAGAGAAATAAGAATAAGCATATAAAATGCACAACTTTTGCATTACTTCAGCATTAGAGCTGGTACTTTTGGACACACTTAAAGAAAAAAGAACTTTCTCTATATTAGGATAAAATAACCAATAATCATTTATTCTAAATGGAGTTAAGCTTAAAAAAGACACTTGACTCAAGTCTTTTTTAAATTCACCACCTTCATGAAATTCAATATTACACTCAAAATAAAATTGTGTAATTTCTGCAACAGTAAATCTGAATTTACCAGTTGAGTATTGGGCAGCTAAAATATCATCTCCCATAAAACCTGAAGCAGTATTTTTGAAAAATTCATCTAAATCAAATTGCTTTCGCAATGCACAATAAGTGTACATGAAAAGATTTATTAATGAATTTTCCAATAAAGTCAATAATTCACCAGAAAATCGACCCCCATTAGGGAGTTGAAACATAAGTCCATCTGGTGTAATTATATAAGGATTCATCATGCTAAAATAAACTAATTTAGCTTCAGCACGTTCTTTTGGATCTAAAAAAAATTTAGACCAAAAACCCTCCCAGATCATTTCTCTAAGTTCTGAAATGATACTTCCATCAAATTTTCGAGCATCTAAATCAATGAATTCATCAAATTTATCAAAATTTTTCATGAATTCATTCCAACCACCATACCAGTTTGACCAACCAGCACAGTTGTGTGATATACTAGGATCTAAAGCCATTATGGCTTCAGCTAATGCTCCAAAATATTTAACAAATGCAACATGAAATTCTATTGGTATGGGTGCAAATGTTCTAACTTTATTATCTGCTATTTTATCAAATTCTCTAATTTCAATTTTATCAGCTAATTTTAACACTAAGTCGTGTAATTTTCCTTTCTTAATATTTTCTAAAATCTTTCTCAAAAAAGGTGAATGGTTCAAAACTACTTGTTTTTTTGTGGCATATTTCTTATTAGCTGACCATCCAGGTGATGTGTTTACATCTGATCGACGAATAGCTTCTTCATCAGTAAACACATTAGAACAAGGAACAAAACGTTGGAATCGTTTTTGCCAATATTTAATTGCTTCCATAAACAATTCTTTATTAGCAACAAAATGATGATTCCTATCATATTTTGCTGAATCTTTATAAAAAGAGTCCAAATTAGGGCTTGTTATCCCATATTTTTCTTCCATTTCCTTTATGGGTAAATTATTTTTCATAAGGATATCTCTAACCATAACATTAGTTCTTAAAGATTCATTTTTCTTTTTATATACATCTACACCATCTACTCTACCGATAAAACGCATATGTCCATGCTTCCAGTATTTGTGTATAGGATGTTGTAGATCTATATCCCCATTAGGTTGCCGGTAAGTTTTTGGAATATCAATTCCAGTTGTGATTGTATATCGAAACTCTGGGGGATATTCCGGCAACCGAGGTACTGCAAGAGCCTTTAGTTTAAATGCTCTACAGACTCATTAACAAAATTTGTTGGTGGTAAACCCATTTCTACCTTGACAATATTATAATCATTTTGCTTTCGTTGTAATATTGCTAATTTGAATTGGTCATCAGTCATTTCCACATGACGTATGGTTTGACCTCTCATAGAAGCACCAAATTGACCAACATGTAAACCTATAACTTCGCCTAAATCATTCATAATAATATCTCCAGAATAACCAGGTTGCACTTCAGCGTTATGAATTAAATCATTAACTTCAACATGATCAAGTGCATTTAATGTTATATTAAATATTTTAATTCCATCTTTTGATGGATGGCATAACATAGCCATTGAATAGGGATCAACTTTTTCTGCTTGAACCAAAGGTTTAATATCAGAGGCAACTTTAATTCCATTCATATCTCGCCAAACAACATTAGCTGCATTGATGTACATATAATCTCTAGGATACATAGACGAAAAATCAGTATGTCGTAATTTTGCTATTGCACCACGACTATCTTTAAGTATAATTTCACCTTCAATAAATCCTTCTGTTATATGTTTAGCATCTTTAAATTGATAAGTAACATGCATATTGATATAAATCTTTTGTAAATTGGTTAACTTATCCATAGAACAATGCCAAACACCAACACCACATGGACCCATTACAGTCCCCATAGCTCGTTTTATATTAGTTGTATCTATAGATCTAGTATGACGAACAATGAAAGGTTTATCTAACCATCTCTGATTTTTAATATCATAAACTCTAACAACTACGGTTCTTCCACCCTTTAATGCGGAATCAACCTTCATATACATTGAAGAACCAGTTTCAGTAACTCCTTTATCAGAAATTTTTGGAGCTCTCCACATATCTGAATTATTTCCACGGAAATCATAATTTTCTACTTCTCCTTTTTGATTTTCAAAAATTAACTGTAACATAGGATAACCACTTATTTCAGAAAATTGTATAGAATTATTTTTTGCCATTTTTCTCATACGCTCCATATATTCATGAGCATATCTTTGCTGTTTCTTTTCTGGATTATCATATTCATCTTCTTCTTCTTGTTTTCCGTCATAATATTTTTTAGTTTTTCCTTTTTGTTTAAAATCTCTTTCTTTTTGATTACGATATTTATCACCTTGATCTTTGTGATGTCGATTTATTTCTAAAAAAGGATCTTTTTTGTCAATAACATAAGAATTAAGTTCTTTTTCATCTTCAAAACCTAACATAAGAGCAACATCTTGACCATTTGTTGGAAGAATTCCTTTAGCATCAAATTGAAAAGCATATTGATAAAATGCAACTTTTCGTGCCAATTCAAATGGATCATCAGTGCCAACATGTCTAACAGCAATATCATCAATAACTTCAAATTTTAATTTCTTATTTTTTCTCGACAGTTGAATTAAAATTATTGTTATAACGGCAGCTACAAAGAAAAGTGGAACATAAATATACATATGTAATGTAAAATGATCAAACACAGGCGTACATTTATCTTTCCATAATGAAAATTTTTTAACACATTTCTCTCTAAATGTTAAATTTGGATTTTCAATTCCAGCTTTAAAGAATACCTTATCTTGGTGTTCTTTAATTTTAGCTTCCAATCGTTGTTCATAAGTTTTATCATCAACGACTTGTAAAAGAACTTTTTCTACTTCTTCAGTAGAAACTTCTTTTTTATCTTCTTCTCCTCCAGTGTGTCTTCTTGTTGCTCTATGTAAAATAAAAACAGCAGAACAAATACCAGATATTGCTTTAATATATCGTCTTAAAAAGTTGAAATATTTTTCATATTCTTTTTTTTCATCGGCAATAAATTTAAAATCTTCATTGAGCAATTGTAACAAATCCAAACTATATGTGGTAAGAACTCCAACAGCACCAACTAAACCAATAGTTTTCCAAATATCTGATTGATTAATTTTGAATTCATCAATAGCTTTTGTGGCTTCATCTTTCAAAGTTTGGCGAGTTATAGTTTCAGCTTTAACTTTCTTTTTCATAATCATATAAATTATAAGAACTATAACCACTCCAAACCCAACAATCATTAAAATTTTTTTCCATAATGGTTGTAATGAAAACCAATTTCTAAACTTATTAACAACATATTTAATATTTCCATAAATACCCGTAATAATATAATAAAAAATTGCAAATGTGAGAACAACTGGTGTCGCAATAATAGATAAAAACATGATCTTAAAAAATTCCCAAATATAACCAAGTGCTTCTTTAGCATCTTCTCTAAATGGTTTAGAACCTTCTTTAAAATCAGACCACCGTTGATGTAAATTATTCATCCATTTAGTTTTAAACAATGGTGATTCTCTATAAATAAGTCCGTTAGATACAACTTTCGCTGTATCAACATATTGATTTATTTTAGCATGATTAACAACATCATGCACTATTTTTCCATCAACAGTAACAGGAACAAATTTTGTTTCAACAACTATTTTTTTATTAAAGTCTTTAGTAGCTTTTAAATGTTCATCTGTTATTTTTTGAATTGGAATATTACTATCTAACATCTCTTCAGATAAATTAGTAACATTCATAGATTTAGCTATATCTCTAGGACTTTGAATCGTTTTTGGTTCATCTTTAGGTCCTGATTCATCACTAGAAATTTCATCTGTTTTAGCAACAAATGTAGCTTCAAAATCTTTTTTAACTGCTTCCATATCAGTTAATTTAAGCATATGGCGTTGAACAACTTCAACCCATTCTTCTTTTTCATCATCCCATTCCATTGTATTTAAATCATCAACGTCGGCTCGTGGAACATATGACATAGGTAACAAATGCTTGTTAGCTTCTTCAACAGAAAATCTGACTCCATTTTCACCATGAGTAAAACCATAAAATAAATTATTAGGACAATCTATAACATGTGCATCATCACAAACACATATTGGTTTTTTCAAATTTTTAGGACGTTCTTTCAAACGCTCTTCAGAAATTTGATCAGCAACAATTAGAGAAGCAGTTTTAACAAGTTCTCTAACTGTTTTTGGAATTACAGTAAGTCCAATATCATCAATAACTGTAATTGTTTGTTGAGTTACAACAGGTTGAACATACCCATTATAAACTCCAATAGCATCATGATAAAGCTTAACCCTATCAAATGAATCATCAATTTGCTGCAGTTCAGCAGATAACTTTTGATTCACAGAATCAGAAGATGCCAAAGTTTCAACATCTTCTTCTTCTTCTTCTTCATTAGAATAATAATTCTTTTTAGCTTCTTGAATGTTATAAGAACTATCCATTTCACGCCAAAATTTT